TCGATTCCATTCATTCCTTTTCAATTAAAGTTAAAGTTAAAAGAAGCTTCCCTTCCGGGTGAACTTCCCCTCGTTTTATGACAATCTCATCAATTTGAGAGTCATTCTTGAAAACCCCGGCTGATTCCAGGGCATCACATAAAACCTTTAATAAATTATCCAAATCCCTTCTTCTCTTATCCTTGGGCATCGCCAAGACTTCCAGCTTCAACCTTTCATCTTTGGGAAAGGCTTTCTGTCTCGATACCATCCAAATCTGGCCCACTGCTTTGATATAGGATCTTGCATCCTTAGACTTCAAAACCTGGGAGTTGACATATCGCCAATAATGGTTTGAAGAAGGGGGGAAGGCCAATTCAAGCAGAACCCGGTTAAAGGGGTTTCCTACCTTTAATTTAAGTTCAGATTCCATTCGTCAAGGACTTCCACCCATTCTGGATTAACTGTTTTGTGAGAAACGGCCCCATCCTGTCCAATCCTTTGGATCTGTCTTCCTGACTCCAGGAAAAGGGCCGTAGCCTCACTTACTTCATTTCTGGTAACTTCTCGCTTAACCCCTTTTCTTTTTGGAAAAAGGTATGTCGGGTTGTATTTATTCATCTTGACTGACCAGGACATCAGGAATTTTTTCATCCTGATTTGAAAGTAATGTTTTGGGGGGTAGAGCGTCACTAGGAGAACCCCCACTTTCTTGGCCCTGGCCAACCTTGAAATCTTCATCCATATATCGAAGTCTTGCCCATCGTTCTTCTTCTTCCATCCAATCTGGATCTGATCCCTTGTAACTGGTGTCACAACCATCCGGGCCAATCCAGTTGTCAAATCTTTGTTTAACGTAGTCTCTCATTTCAGATTCCTTCTCATAAAGGACAACCAGAACAAAATGCTGGCTTCCTGGTTTCTTGATACAATCGATTCTTTAATGATCCTTTGAATTTCAGGGGGTGTTTTCATGACTTCACCTTCATTTGATTTTTCTTATAATCCAGGACCTTTTTTTTAGAATAGACC